CGGCATATTCCACGATCTAGTTTCCCCAAATCCGTGACGCACAAGCCAAGCGACAAGATCTAGCGCCATGGGCAAAGGGCATTTTGGCGTTTCTTTTTTATCCGTCTTTTCGGCCGTCCATAGCATTGGCACAGAATTGTAATCGTTAAAATAGGCTACGAGTTTTTTAGATTCTTTTTCAAGACGCTCACCGCGCAGAAACGTGTTGCGTATAATTGTGAACGTGTCTGCTTTGAGTGTGAATTTCGGCCATTCGTTAGAGCAGATAGCCACGGCAGAATGAAGATCTGCAAGCGTAAGCTTTCCTTGGCCTAGCCATATGGGCGATTGAATGGCCTCAAGAAGTAGAGCGTGCCAAAGCGAAAAGGGCTTTAGTCTTTTTCCGAGTACGCGGTGATCCAGATTAAGAACACTCTCAGCAAACTTTAAATCTAGGGACATGAGATATGCCCCAGCGTATCAATCGTTTTAAACCGCGTAATCGTATGCAGTGCCGCGAACTGAGATTTTTTTAACGTCTCCAGCGGTGCGCTTTGTTTCTGTGCTGGTAACCAGGAAAGTTTTGCCCTTGTAGGTTACAGATGTGCTTGCGGAAAAGCCGTCATCAATGCCCTCAATGCTGATATCCAGTTTTTTGTTGTATGCTTCAGCAACTACTGGAGCTGTGTTTGCTAGTCCAGATTCCACAATCGATGTATCGACAGAACCGCTAATAGATACGTTTGTTAAAGCCAACCCATTTACTGTTCCTGAGAATGCCATACTATGAAATGGTTGTCAGTTGCGTTGTGTTGGTTGTGAGCCGATTTGGCTCCGTTGGGCTTTCCCTGTATTCGTATGATGTGATTCTGGCTGTTGTTCCCATCGACCCAGTAAAGAGCGTCGGCAAGGATGCACTGCCAACTGTCTCTGTGCTGGCCTCGCCCCTTGCGTATTTTTGAAAAACAGTAACTACAGCGCCGGTTGCGCCAACAATAGGAGCCAGCTCATTTGTGGTTACTACTGATTCAGTGACGTTAGAACTAGCAGTGGTTCCGTAGATGTATGCCATACGCGGGAATAATCCGTGTCAATTAACGTGTGACAAAAAAGAATGCTGAGACTGTGTCGCCCATCGCTTGTTCGTTTCCAGAGCTTTTTTCGTCAGCAACATAAGAACCATAAACCGTCATTCCAGAGGTAATTGCGGAGCAGATGGCCGAATTATTCCTAAGCCTTTCGCATGCCCAAAGATAGAAAGCCGAATGACTGACCGTAGTTCCAGTTTCCTGCATAGGCGTAATCACCGTCGCATCGATTCTGATTTTTCTATCTGCACTAGGATTACCGTCTGAAATTGGTTCTGCCGATTCCGCATGAATGATTAGAGCTGGTACCTGTAGATCATCGATCCGATGCCCCGCTTGGATGTTTAGGCCGGTAGGCTTAGATGGGCTAACTGTAGTCAGGTAACTCGTCAGCGCATTTTCAAAGTCTAGGCGTAGGCTCATTTTCTTACGTCCTCTGGGGTGTTTAGTGTAAGGCTTGTCGTGCCGCTGTCTGTATTGATCCCGGCTACCCTTTTACGAACGCCTGCAACCGTGATGACGCTCATTAGGTTGGGCGTTGTGACGCCTGCGCTTACATAAACAAATTCGCTGCCTTGCGGATCAATCATGCCGCCGTAGCCGAGCTGACCCGTCTGCTCGTTTGACGTATAAAAGCCTGTAACGACTGTGCCGCTAAAAGATGCGGTAACGGGTGCGGCGGCAATCGCTTCGGAAAGGCCGCTGGTCATAAGTTGTTCCAGCTCGGTCACGATGAACTTTTTATGTCAAAGCAGGTACTGCAATCCAGCAGTGATCCGGGCATGGCGCTGGATGTGGAATTTTTACGTATTCCCTGCCCCATCTTGAAAGGATGGCGACCAGCTCGCTTTCCTTGGCGTGGCTTTCAATTAGGAATGAAGTTTTTAAGTAGGCGGAAGGATTAGTAATACCCGCCAGAATAGAATCCTCTGCCCCTTCCACGTCTATTTTTACAAAGTCAGGCACTCGCCCCGCGCATAGTTGGTCAAAGGTTTGCTGGGTAATTTCCAGCGGTTGCCCACCTGTGCCGTGCAGCGGGTGTGTTTCGCCCAGGTGATTCTGTTGGGGTTCGCTTGAAAGCCAAAGCGTGCAAACGCCTGTCGATTTGCCGATGACCATTCGATAGAACTCCGTGCCCGTAATCTCTGGGCAGCGATCGTCTGGCTCGACTGAAATCACCCGATCAAAAAGAGGCTTTAGAAAATTTGACCATGTTCCAAAGTTTGCCCCGATATCGACGGCAAGCCTGCGCCCGCACTTTCCTAGCAAGTGCTGGACGTGTGATTCTAGCCAGTCCTCATCACGCATTTTTAAGAAGTGCGTAGGCGGCTAGGTTGCCGCCCGTGCCTTTGTTGTTTTGTAGTGCGTCTGGCCCCAATCCCTCTTGGCGAATCTTTAAGGCATTCGCGCGGTTTAGATCTGAGGTATTGCAGACAAGCGTGGCAGTGCCTGCCTTGCGCAATTCCGTGCTGATCATGTAATCATCCGCAAGGAAACGGGCGCGAGCCAAGGGAGTGAGTCCAGCAAAATCATTGGCCGCTACGGCAGGCCACAGCTCGGCCTTCGGCATGTCCGAGCGCCTGCACATCACGCCGCCAAATCCTTCCAGAATCTCCGCATTCCCACCGTGATCTGGGGCGATCGCGTAGCCAGTAGATCCCGTCATAAAAAATCCGCAGACTCCAATCGCCGTTTTTGGTCTGTTGTGTAGCTCTTCAGCGAGGGTCTGCAAAAGTCGTGGGCTGTAAAGGATATCGTCGTCCAGCCAGCAAATCATATCGTCAGGATCCCCGCCTACTTCCAGCGGGCCGATAAACTTGGTCGCCGGGCCGTAGTCCTTTGTGCGGTGAATTTGTAATTTACCAGAATCGGCCAGCTCTTGTATCTCTTTTGGAATATCCCCAAAGCGTTCCCCTGTTCGCGCCAATTTCTCAGGCACGGATAGAATGATCTGATCTGCTGGACGCGATTGGTTCAGCAGGCTTTTTATGGTGGGCATAATTGTGCCAATGCGTTTTGGGGTGGTGGTTAAGCCAACGATGACGCGGTTCAAGCGATCGACAGGATCGGGCAACCGATCCGCCCCTAGCGGGATAGTCCCGTTTTCAATAAGATCCGCATCCCAGCGTAGTCCGGGCATCTTGGCATCTTTAGCAGTAACGGTGATCAGAATATCCCCGGCCGCTGCTCCCATCGCCTCATCAGCAGAGTGAACGATCCGATGGCGATCAGCCTGCTTGTTGCCACGTTGAGTTATCAGCATGTGCTGAATTGCGTTAGGATCGTCAGCGGTATCGGTATAAAGAGCCAGTGATCGCAGGCAATCTTCTGGCTCGCCAACGTGTAGCACGGTGATTCTTCCCCAGGCTGATCTGAATCCTTCTCTAACCAGAATATCCGCATCTAGGTTTTGTTTACTTGCCCGCAAACATTGCGCCATAAACTGACGGGGCAAATGTTTGTACCAACGGTTTTCTTGATTCCAATCGCTCGTGTGCGGCATGGAATCGACCATTTTTAAAATATGGTAGGCGGAGGTGAAATCTCCGTGATCCATTCTATCCGCTGCGAGTAATCCGTGAGCCTCACGGCGGAGCGGGGAAAGCGTGATGGCTTTGCCCAGATGCTCCAATCGCTTCGCACGATCGGAAAGCATCATGGAAGCTTGAGTGTGGAGCTGATAACGCTCGGCTGAGCCGAGATCCGAATGCTCTAACGCCAACAGGCAAGGCCCGATGGCTTGCTGATATTCGTTCTTTAAAAAGTGCTCTTGCGCCAAGTAGTACCACTCCATGCCGATCCCGTTAATCCGGCTGGCGATGATCCGCTTGTTACGCTCGGCACTAGATATTTTTGGCCCATTAGGGGCATGAAGGATTTTTAGGTGTTCTGCCACGCCGATCTTTGCATCTTTTGCTGGGGTGACTCGTTCGTGGATCTGTCGCTCCCAATGAGCTGCGAGTTTGCCGTCTTTCATCCTGCGAAATATTCTCTCTCTTCGATTGTTCCGCATTCCTGAGTTCTGCACATCGTAGGTGGTTACAAGGATATCCCACTCGGTCTTTCCCGCCTCCCTGTCCAATATCGCTTGCCGATGAGCCTCTGCTTGACCTGGCTCAAAGATATCGTCGCAATCTGCCCAGATCACATACTTGCCCGTGGCTAAGCTGAATGCCTTGTTTCTAGCGGCTGCGAAATTGTCGATATGAGGCCAATCCTTGAACTCAGGGCTATTGTGGTACTCCTCGCACACTAAAGCCTCTCCTGCGGCTTCCTGAGCGCATTGGCGCACACTGTGCGCATCATTTGCGCCTACTGCTGGCACGACTACTACCTGATCCCATAGGCCACGGGATGACTCGATCAGTCTACGCAAAATCGCCCCCTCTCCTGAGCCGGAGATGAGGGCGATTGAGACAAGAGGGGTTTTCATTTTTAAAGTGGGAAAGCTCGGACGCACCCCCCGATGCGTCCGAGCTACCCTGATGATTCTGTAACTTAGACCAAGCGAACGAGGCTAGATCCCGAGCCGACTCCTGTTCCGTACAGAAGGATGTAGCTGCGGAAGGTCTGTCCGAGATTTGGGTTAAACCATTCGCGCATCTGCATGCTCAAGCCGGATTCTGGTTCCGTCACGTTCTCGACCAAGCCAGGGAAGTTCTCGGGAACTTCAGGCAAGCGAGCCGCCACCAAGAGCGCTTCCTGTTGAGCCGCAAAGCCCTTGGAAACTGCGGTGGGCAGGTTTGTGTAAGAGAACACGTTGATGTTGTTTACCAGACCGATGCGACCCGTGCCGATCTTGTCTGCGTTCAACTGAGCGTTCGCCACGATGGACGAATCGTTCAAGAGGCTCGCGTAGTTGTCGGGAGACACTACGGCAAACCGATTCACGCCCGGAACCTTGTTATTATCCAAGGTATATCCGAGAGAGGTCACACCACGATAGGTCAACGCACCGGCTGCAACCGATAGGCTGCTGCTGTAGTTGCCGCTCGTTACGTTTGCGAGGACGGAATCAACCATGCCCTTACCAACCGCATAAGCGGCGGAAGCAGCAAAGCGCTCGATCAGATTGATCTGCGAGCTGGCTCTTTCGTCATCGCGGATAGCAACGGTCGAGTGGATCAGGTTGGTCAGAGAGATTGTGCAATCAGTCTGCGTCCGATCGTTCGAGACGTATCCGGCGGTGGTGGAGTAAGCCGAGGCGGTGCCTACGGTTACGAGGTGGGTGGTGATGGTATCACCTTTGCGAGCGGGAACGTCCGAAAAATCGGTTACGCCCTGCGTTAAGAAAGGAAAGCGATCGACCAAGATCGTGAGTGCACGCTGGGCGATGGCTTTTCCATTCGAGACTGATCCGAGTGTATTTGCCATGGTGGTTTGTTATCCTTTGTTATTTGCGGGCGAACTTGAGTTGTTTGAAAATCTCCGCCGCCCGACGGGGATTTTTTTCTGCGTTGAAAGCCTTGAGGATTTCATCGCGAGAAATGGGTTGGTTGGAGGCCGTTTCCAGGGGTTTGATTCCCCGGCTGGCTTCCAGTTCGATTTTAAGAGTGGCGAGTTCGGCTTTTGCACCGGCTTCGTCATTCTTGGAAAGATTGGTTTCGGTTGCTTCGACAGCAGGTGCTGTCTCCTCAACCTTAGGTTCCTCGGCCTTGACTTCAGGTTCGGAAAGTTTGGTTTCTTCAACCTTGGCGGCCATGGCGGGAGCTTCCGCTTCAGGCGCTTCCTGGCCTTGTTCGCCAGCGATGTCCGCCTGTTGAAGGGCAAGCAGTGCGTCCAGCTTTGTGGACAAAGCGTCCAACTTTGCGGACACTTCCGTCATGGTAGGTTCTGCCATTTTGGCATCCGGGGCCGCCGGTGCTGCGGGCGCGACTTCTGCCAGCGCTTCCAACTTGGCTTCTTGAGCCGGTAAATTTTCGGTCATGGCTTTTTGTTTGCTGTCAACCAGTGCATGAAAAATTCCCGTGGGATTTGCAGCGGGCGTCAAAACGAGATCCACAGACCAGAGGCTTTGAACGTCGGCCAGTGTGGTTCCGTCCTCTGCTGATCTGGGAATTCCGCTAAAGCTGATGGAAAATCCGATCTGCCCTGGAAGCGTGCTGATCAGCTCGCTAAAGTAAGAAAATCCAGTGTGGCTTTGAAACAAAGTCAGGTCAGCACGAACACGATCACCGTCTAAGCTAAAGTTTTCAAGATACCCGATGATGTTTGAGATTGAGCTAGAGTGATCCGACAATACCTTTACCTGGCCTGCCTCGTTCCCGCGTTCGACTACTTGAGAAAGAGTCTCCAAATCAATCACCATCCCGTGCCCTAATGCTGGGCCTGCAGTGATGACGCTGATCCCCTTAAATTTCTTTTCGGCCATATCGGCCAAACCGCGTCAACTCGTTTTCTTTTTACGCGTCTTTTTGTCTTTAAGACCAATGCTTTTCGCCACCATCGTCAGCTCTTTGTCGCTGAAATTAAAGTCTGGCTCGTCCTTCATGGTAAAGGCTTCAGTTAAAATTTGAGACTGCGTAGTTTCTCGTTGGATAACTGCCTCCAACTGCGGAGCTGGCGTTTCGGTAGTGGGAGCCGGAGCATCGGCGGGTGGTTCGGATGGAGGCGTGGCAGCGGGTTGTTGATTCTGGATAAATTGAATCTCACTAACAGGGATACCGGCCTCTGCGCACTTGGCTCGGATGTAGCTTTGTTCAGCAATCTTTTGATCAATCGCCTCCTGCCAATCGTCACCTCTGGATGCGTAGATCTCGGCGTATGTGGTAAGGCCAAGTTTTAGATCTTCACGATCGGCTGCGCTGTCTCTCCCGGCGTCTATGGTTGTCTGCTTGGGAGTGTGGTACGCCGCTTGCCACCAACGATCCATGCCCTTGGGCACAGTCAGATCCTTGCGCTTAATTCCCTTTGCAAGTGCCCAGAGGCGAACGCGGCTAACCAGTTGCGTGATTACGGTCTGTGCAATTTCATCGAAACGCCTTTGTGCCTGCGCCAGAACAAATCTCTGGGAAGGCCCGGATAGATCCGCTTTCCATAGGTACTCGTAAGGCAAGCCCAAACCAGTAGCGGCCGCTCGCAAGAATTGATCCATGAAATCTTGCAAGTTCGGGCTGGGCCGATCGTTCTTTAGTTCACGCAAGCGGCGACCTTGAGGAATGTTCCAAATTGCGCCTCCGCCTAGAATTTTATCTGTCGTAATGCCGTCGTCGCTTGTGCTGTCGTTCCCGAAAAATCCTGTGCTTCCCTCGCCTTCAAGCGCCAATCCAATTTGACCCACCCGCTTGGCCGCGCCGGTTTCATATTCAAGAATCTCATCGCGATCTTGAAGAAGGTTTAGGCAGGTTACCAATCTGGAAAGGCTGCGCAGCTCGTCCGCACGATCGCGTTCCGCCAGAACAATAACGTCGGCGGCCTGCACCTCGCTGAATTTGTCGCCGTCTCCTGTGCGGATGTAATAGGAAAGCGGGCGTCCGTTGCCATTGACCCGCACGCCGTCGATCACTTTTGGATCGTTAATATATGCGGGAGTTGAGCAGCGGTGTGCCTCAATGAGCTGCAACATTGGCCAGCCATCACCGTTATCGGTTAATAAAATAAAGAGTTCGTTATCGCGTAGCATAGTGCGTGTGGCCACCTGTTGAAGCGTGTTAAAATCCAAAAGACCGCGAACGTCGCAAGCCAGCGACCAGTTGTGAAACCACTCCTCTGTGGCATTGTTCCATCCCTCGTCCTTTGTTCGACTTTGGCATTTGATGCCAGGGCCAATCGAATTGCGAGTCATGCAATCAATCGCCCCGCGTACTACTGGATTGTTGTAGTACATGTAACGAGCAAGGCCCAACACCTGAGTGCGGCTGGCGGTTGTGACGTCGATCCGGCTGTCTTGTGGCGGCGTGTAAATGTAGCGACGCTTTGTGTAGTCTTGGGCACCCGCCCGAATCAAACGACCGAACCAATTTCCAAGAGGCATATTAGGGGTAGACGACTTGCTGTACGCCGTAGTTGGGGTAACTCACTTGACCCGTGTTGGTGGTTAAAAATGTTTCAACCTGTGCGCTCGTAGTAAATCCCTTTACCTTGCGCCACGCTTCGTATGCCAATCGGGCTAAAGTTGCGGGATCCATATCCTTTTGAAATTGATAACTAAACGATTTTCCCGCTACCGATGCGCTCACCATATAGCGACCATTATTGTTGAATGACTCAAACTGACTTGCGGCCAATGCCTCCAAGGCAAGGCGCAGTGCGACAGGATCTTTTGCAGCCTGAATCCAAAAGGAAAAAATAAGCCCTCGCTCCACATCGCCAAAATCGTGTCAATCATACCTGCGCTAGTGTTGCCTCTGCGGCTATCACCTTTCCATACACGGCAAAGCCAGCTAGGTAAGTTTCGCAATCGTATAAATGATCCTGACGGCTTTTGATCCGAATCCACTCATAAACGTCTTTTCCAGTTTTACGGTTAATCCGATGGGCTTTTCTGTGGCTCGCCATGTGCTCTTTGTAATCAGGGCTAACGTCGTGCGCCACTTCCCACAGCGGCCCCTGCCCGCGTCTTAACCAAGCCAGCAGATCCTGGCACGCTGGCGAACTGAGAAGAAGCAAACGGCAACCCGCGTCGGTAGTTTGTTCCGAGCTGTGGACGCTTTTGATCCGCGTTCCGTTTATTTCGATCAGATAGTGCGGCCGCTCCTCTCCCTTGATTGCAAGAAAACCGTAACGAGCTGCTATTCGATAACAATCTTGGGCCTCATAACCTGAATCAATGCAGGTATGGCGTGGCTTCACTCCAAGATCTTGAAGCGTCTGTGCAATGTCCTCGATCGTTCGTCTGCGTCCTTCCTCAATCAATCGGCTCGATCCATCTCTGCCAAACGCTCGCACTACAAACCAGTACCCGTCTATCTGTCGATCAATCGCCGCCAGTTTAATGTGATCAGTTTCCCACTCCTGCTTCTTTGCAAAAGCTCCGGGCGGAATGCTGTTCAGCTCATCATCGTCGAATTGATCCTCCCAAGGCATCGCACTCCACCCATTCACGAATCCCTGCAACCCGTGCAGGTAGTGCTTTTCAGTTAAAAACTTCTTAGCCGCGTCAGCAAATCCGAGCGTGCTTGAATACCATGACGGAAGGCGGAAAGATCTGCGCCCTGTCTCGGCGTTTGGATTCCCCGCAACCCACTTGCCTCTTTCGATCGATTGCCTGCGGTTGCGTTCGCTCCACTTAGCGTCGCACTT